TGGTCTTGCACTGGTGTGCAGGGGGTGTGCCCGGTGGGGGTTGGCGGGTTTTTCACCATGGAATCAATGTTTTTGTGGTTTGTTGTTGGAACTTGATGTTTGGTTCGCTGCGATTGCCTTTGCTTCTGTTGCATGTTCTGCAGATGATTTGCCCGTTGTCGAGGGTGTTGAGTCCTCCCCTGCTTACGGGTGTGATGTGGTCGGCTTCAGGGCTTGACGGTAGATCGTGTGTGCCCCAGGCTATCTGGGCTCCGCAGAGTGGGCATTCGGTTTGGCCTTGTTGTCGGGCTTGGGTGATGAGTCGTTGCCGCCAGCGCCGGTGGGCTTGGCTGGCTGTGCGGTTGGTGCGTGCCATGATGTGTCTGTTCCTCGCCTAGCCCTGTACGGGCTCTCATTGCCCCTCTAACAGCCTGGGAACCGTTGAGGGTATGAATACCTTGCCCTTGCCCTGCTGATCGATTCTGGGGACTGTTTTGTTCGTTTGAGGGGTGTTCTGTTTGTGCTGGGGTGGTTGCTTTTCCCTCACACCCCCTGGTATGTGAGAAAGATCACATCGCCCCCCAGCTGTGTCAAAAGAAGAAGGACACAGAAGAAAAACGGGGGTGGATGGGTGTTCGCGTTTCAAGGCTTAGCGCTTGGCGCCTAGCGATGTAGGACACGGGCTCAGTGGGAACACCTTAAAGGTTTTAAAGTCTTCTACATATAATATACACTTTAAGTCTTACCCGGTGTTAAGGGTGTGAGCGTGACACGCCGTACGCCTTCAGCCGAACACGCCAAGCCGTAAAGGGACACGGGTGCAAGAGTGTGGGGAGTGTGCAACCGGGAGCGTGCGACCGGTGGTACACGAGTCACACGGTGAAAAGTCCATCGGCGCTGGCGGCAAAAGGTTCCTCTTCTCCCCTGATGAAGAAAAGAAGAGAAGAGAGAAAGTACCAAAGAGAGTAGAGAAGTAAAGAAGTTAACCTCTTAGCTCTTCTAAAACTTTTATAACTTATAAGCTTTAATACTTATATTATATTATTATACCTATAAGCTTTAAGACTTATAGGTTATTACTTAACTTAAGTATTAATATCTTTATACTGATGCTAAGCCTTTAAGAGCTTAGCGCTAAGGTTGTATATGTTAACTTAGCTCTTAAAGCTTTATAGTTACTTAAAGTATTAAGGCTTATAAGTCTTTATGGTTATTTTAGCTCTTTAAGTCTTAAACACTGATGCTAAGTTTATATCCTTAAGTGCTAAGCCTTTAAGGTTTATATGTTATCTTAGGTGCTTAGCTGTTAAGGTTATTAATTAACTTTAAGTGCTAAGCTCTTAAGTTTACTTAAAGTGTTTAAAGCTTTTATAGTAACTTAGATCCTTAAGGGCTAAGCTCTTAGGACTGATGCCGAGCCCTTGAGGGGCTCGGTGCTAAGTGTTAAGGTCTTAAGGGCTTAAGGGCTTAGCGCTTAGCCTTGAAGCTTTAAAGTGTTTGGTAGACTGATGGATGTAAGGGTGAAAGCCGCGTCAGCGGATTTCGGCCTTGCGTCCAGCTGGCTACCTGTCCAGCCTATCACACTAGGTAGAGATACCCTCAACACCGGCGTTTGGCTCTATAGGCGGGTTTGATGGGTGTAAACGGGTGTTTTTGGTAGTAAAGGTCCAAAAATTAAACCTAAACTTTTCCTTAAATTTTCTTAGAGTCTTGTAACCTTTGAGGGCTGTTAAGGCTGAAACCCCTAGTCAGAACGGGTTTCACTCCCGGACAGCTGTCACACTGTACTCCTGTGTCCTTTCCGAACACGCTAGGCCCATCAGTGCTGATGGGTGTTCCCTCAGGCTTGAGAGTACTCGTCGCTAAGGCTCCTCGTACTCTCAAGCCTTCCCTGATGGCGTGTACCCCTTTCAGGGCTGTGCCTGCTCGGGCTGATGCCGAGCCCTTGAGGGGCTCGGTGCTCAGTGCTAAGTCTCTAAGGTTAATTGAAGTACCTCAGGTGTGAAGGCTGATGCTCCCCCTTCTTTCTTTTACCGTGTCCTTCTTCCCCCCACAGTATCCCACACTGTCCACATAGTTGAGGCTTAGCTAAGCAGAGTAGGGGCTGGTGGTCGGCGTCTGGATAGCGGATCGTGTATCGGTCTCCTGGAGGCGTCTAGAATCGATCAGAATATGCTGGGGGTACAAATACCTAGCCCCCACCCCGTCAGGCGCTCCTAGGCGCACCCCTGAAGCTTTAAACGGCATTTCTGGGCTACACCCTCCACGCCAGATCGGCAGAGTAGCCTCGAGAGGACACACCAAGCCAGGAGGATGTGATACATCTCACACAGTATGAGGGTGTAGATCCCATGCCTAGATATGGCACCTCGACCCCCGTCATGAAAGCCAAGGTAGATCTGCCGGGTCATCTGCCACACCTGCTATAACCCAGACATACCCCCGAGACGCCCTGTATGGGGTCTAGAATCGATCAGCAGGGCCAACCCTGCATAATCCTACCCCCAGAAGATTTGAGACATTGAGAGAGGCCATAAAGGCTTCAGTGACATCTGTCACACCCGACACTCCAGCATGAAACGCTCAATCCGATTGAGCGCAGCCTTGACTGTGGGGTCGCAGCCAGCACACTCTAGAAACCACAACAACCCCTACACCACCGAAAGGAGCACACCCATGGATGGCACACTCATCACACCATCATTCACTAGCCTCTACAGGCAGACAGAAATCGACCCACTCAGCCTCCACGGCCTCACCGGAGATCACAGCGAGGACATTGATCTCGACATGGTGCGCCGCATGTACCACGCCAAAGTCGAAGAAGCCATACGACTCATCCGACCCGACTGGACGGTCACCCGCGATGGCGCCGTATACGGACCCCCGGATTGGCGGCCATTCAACGGAAACGAGGCTGAGGAACTTCATGATCTCATCGACATGATCGACGTAGACGCCATCCTTGTCGCATCCACCCGATAAACCCTCAACAACGTTATCAGTAACAAAAAGGACATCATCATGCAGAAGATCGCCAACCACTTCACCCAGCTCTACACCCCCACACAGGACTGCCCCACACCCTTCGACCTGACACGCCTCGAAAACCTCCACTGCGACCACATGGATTTTGAGGGCCTCGCCGAAGCCTACCGGCAGAGCGTAGAGATTGAACTCCACAAGCTACGCCCCGACACATTCATCGCCTCCGATGGCACCGTGTTCAGCCACAACGAGTGGAAGCCACTCACCGGCGGTGAAGCCACACAACTCTACTGGAATGTGAGCCGCATCAATGTTGGCCATCTACTCACCCTGTGTGCCCGATAAAACCCCTAGCCACACACCAAACGCTCACAATCGTTGAGCGCAGCCTTGACATGGGGAACCACCCACACCATGATTAATCATGTCAGCAACGAACAACACCCCGGAAAGGGGACAACAGTCATGAACAAGAAAAAAGGCTACACCATCGCAGGCATCACAGTCGCCATCATCGCCGCCGCCTCATTTATGCCAGCCCCACAGGCCACCACAGCCAACACCGAATGGACCCCCAAAACTACCCAACAGCGCAAAGCCGAGAAAGCGGCACGGCAGGCAGCCGCCACCCGCTCCATACAAGCCGAGCAGGCCAAAGCCCACAAGCAAGCCCAAGCAAGGGGTGAAGAAACCGCCACCGGACTCACCATGATCACGGCAGCACACGCCTGCAACCGCAAAGCCGAACAACAGGCCGCCGCACACGGTGTCAATTGGAACGGCAACCCCGACATCGACCTCCAACTCCACAAAATTATTGGTAAAGACACCTTCTCCATCGTCTACGGCGCAACCGCGAAACAGCCCGGCGCATCCAAGGCACACGTGAAAGTCTTCTGCCAAGTTTCGGGTACCGAAGACAAGCCGCAGGTCGACGACATGTCCATCAACCCTTCACGCTGACCAGAAAGAAAGCACACCTACCATGACTCTCATGTCCACCTACATGGCTGATGCGGGCCTATCCGACATCATGCACCTCCTCCACGCCGCCAGGGGAGCCTGCCGGACAGGCACCGACATCGCCGCACGAATCAACACACTCCACCCAGAATACAATCTAGAAGCCACCACCAACCAGCTCATCGACATCGAAAACCGCATCGACACCATTCGCAAAAACATTCAAAAAGAAATCGAGAAACACCAATGAACACACCCAACAACATTGAGCTACACAGTTACGAAACGTTCTTCACCAGCCTAGCCTGGATCCAAGGCGGCATCATCACATGGATGTACGCAACCGGCACCAGCCACAAGGCAGCCCTCGCTATTATTGCCGCATGCGCCCTCGCCACCCTCCTGGGTGCATCAACCCTCACCTACCATCCCCGAGACAGCAAATGATCACAACACCTATACTGATCGCTGAAACCCTCGCCATCATTATTCTCGCCGTCGCACTCGCCCACAACCCCAACCAGTAACCCACCCCCTAGAAAGGCGCACACACCCATGGATGAGCCCACCCGCATGTACACCGACCACAACACCGGTGCCCGAAAAGAACTTAAACTCTGCAGGCTCTCCCTCATCGACCCCGCAGCCTTGCACGCCCTAGGCTCTGTGGCAGGATACGGTGCCACCAAATACGGCGACAACAACTGGACCGGAGGATACCCGTGGAGCCACAGCGTTGACGCTCTCTACAGGCATCTACTATCATGGCAGCAAGGAAACAACCTCGATTATGAATCACACCTGCCGCATCTAGCACACGCCGCCTGGCACTGCTTGGCACTCCTCGCATACCAGCAACACGATGCCGGCCAAGACACCCGCAACCCATGGAACACCCACAAAGGCGACAAGTAATGCCTCTAGCACAACACCCCAAAACCATCGGCCATCCAGGCCACATCTCCTACAGTTCACTCACCCAGTGGGCTGAATGCGGAGAAAAATGGCGCCTCCAACACGGATACAAAGCCACCTATCACACCTGGTATGCCACCATCGCCGGAAGCGCCATACACCACATCACTGAACAGTACGACCTACACCTGTACAATCCCGCCGAATACCCTGCACTGCCAGACAAACTCGCATCCTTCAAAAACGTTTTCGACACCCAAGTCGCCCTCGCCGAATCCGAAGGCACAGAAATCAAACCCTCCGGGCGACAATGTAAAAACATGTGCGAGTCGGGCGGGCCACACAAGAAAGACTACGACTGGTGGATGATGTACGGGCAAGTCTTTGTTGACCGGTGGAAAACATGGAGGCGCAACCACCCAGAATACATCACCGCAATCCTGGACGGTAAACCAGGCATCGAATACCCGGTAGAAACCACCCTCCCCGACGGCACCCAAATCGTTGGCTACATCGACCGTATCTTCACCGACACCGACACCGGCGAAACCTTCATCCTCGACCTCAAAACAGGACGCCTACCCGCCGACAGTATGCAGCTGCACACCTACCGGTACATGCTCGCCCAACACGACATCCATGTCACGAAAGGCATGTTTTGGACGCCAGCCAGCAGCCGAAACAACACCACAACCCAAACCCAGGGCACAGCAACCGAACTGTACGATCTTGACAACAACACCTACCAGCATGTATCATCCATGTACAGTCAAGCAATGAAAGGAATCAGTCAAGGCATCTTCGTACCCCACGTCACAGCACTCTGCAAAGGATGCCCCGTCAAGGACGCCTGCTGGGCTGTCAACGGGAAAGACGCCTACAGGTACCCGGTAGAATCCACCGTACAGCCACCCCAAACAGACAATAAAGAAAAGGACACCAAGTGACAGAAGAGCACCCCACAGACAATGATCGACTCACGATCACACTCAAATACGGCGGAGACTACGCCGCACCATGGGCCGTCATCCGAGGAGACACCGCCGACCAAGTAAAGAAGACTATCATCGACCTCCTCGGCGGACTCAAAGACAACACCGTCTCGGAAGACTGGGATCTAGCAACACTCGTAGCGAGCGCATCCATTATTCTCCAAGACCGATACAACCAGGCAGCCAAAGACTACGTAGACAACATTGCCAGTGAAGGAAACACCATCGTCATCGACAAAATCCGCAATGCAACAAGCAAAGCACAGCTAGCCGACCTCCTCAAACAGTACAAGAAGATCATCACCAGCAACCCTGAAGTGTCCGAGGCTTTCCGCAGCAAACGAAACAGCCTCACCCGATAAAAACCAACAAACAAGCCAACAAAACAGTAAAGGAAACAACAATGGGACTCGCAAACTACCGCAACAACAGCAACAGCACCTTCTTCAACCCCTCCCGAAACCAGGACGCCACCGCCATCGCCTTCAAAGTGCACGACGTCCAGCACAACACCGAAGGCTACGGTGGACAGACCGCCGATCGTATTTACGCTGATGTCACAATCTTCCACACCCTAGACGATCTCAACAACGGCACCCCAGAAACCATCCCCAACGCTATTATTGAGAAAGCCCGCGGCAACAACGACCGCCCACACTCCATGATCCGCGACCTAGAAGCATATCTCGGCGAGGAGCAGGCCTTCAAACTAGCCACCGTTCGCACCAAAAACGGCTTCAACGCGGTCGTGCTCAAACCATTAGACGACGCCATCTACGATAAGGTTGCCGAATACGTAGACAAGCGCGATAACGGCCAGCTAGACGACACCACAGCCCCTGCTGATGCTGACATCGATATCGACTCCATCTGACCACCAAAACACACCCAACCAACAGATAGATTAAGGCTCCGATGCTCTCTCTCCAAAGATCCTTCGAGAGAGCCTCCCAAACCGCAGCCGAGCTGCCCCGCATACCCCAGCTAGAACCCCTCTACCGCAACCAGGACATGCACATCCACAAAGGGGATCTCGTCATGATCGCGGGGCGCTCAGGCAGCCAAAAATCAGGGCTAGCCATGTTCATCACAGCGATGCTCAACCAGCCAGCCCTCTACATATCAGGGGACATGACACCCTGGGAGGCCTCCACACGAATCATCTCACTCAACACCCAACACACCACCACACAGATACAACACAACATCGACGACTACGGGCCAGAATACTATCGAGACAGCATCCACCACGGCCAACACATCACATTCTCATTCCAGTCACCCATCACCTGGACCGACATCACCATGGAACTGCAAGCCTACATGGAAATGTGGAACACCTTCCCACCCATCATTGTTATCGACAACCTGATGGACATCCAAGACTGCGAGAGTGACTACCAGGCACAGCAAGAAGCCATGCAATGGATCACAGCATTAGGTAGGGATACTGGCTCCACCATTATTGTCACCCACCACGCAACAGACAAAACCGGCTCCGACATAGAACACCCGCCAGCACGCAGGGAAATCAAAAACGGCCTCTCCGAAAAACCACAACTCATCCTCGGAGTCTCACTCTATGGTGGCGAAGACAACGGCAACGGGCTCACCATCCCCGCCGAGGCACGCATCGCAGTGCTAAAACAGCGCACAGGCAAATCCAGCCCCGACGGCACCCGATACGAACGACTGCGAGCCTACCCCGAATACACATTCTTCGGACCCCTCGCCGAAAAACAGCCATGGAACATGACCGAACACCACAAAGGACTATCATGTTGACACAACAATCAAGAAACCGCAGGGCCGGCGCAGAATGGGAAACACGACTCCTCCACCAACTACGTGACACCGGCTATGATATAGAGCGCCTCCACCTCAACGGCCGCGAAGACGAAGGCGACCTCATCCTCACAACCGGCAACAAAACCTACATTATCGAGGCGAAAGCCGGCCAGCCACACCTCGCCGAATTCGTGAAACAAGCCAGCCGGGAGGCACGCAACTACGAAACCCACCGAAACCGAGAAAGCCAGTCCACTATCGGACTCGTAGTGATGAAACAGCGCAACAAACCCTGGAGCGAAGCCTATGTGGTATCAACCCTCAACGAGCTCCTCCCACACCTCTGACACCCGCCACCTCCTCGACACCTACCAGATACGCTACAACCCGTCCAAAAACGAGCAACACATCCTCTGCCCACTCCACGACGACCACCAGCCCTCCATGAGCATCAACCTCGACAAGGGCGTCTGGTACTGCCACACATGCGGTGTCGGAGGCGGACTCGCCCAACTGAAACAACGACTAGAAGAAGAAAACCCGAATGTACGACACACTACGCCCATACAACATTGCGGAACGCCGCCGAATCCAGAAAGCCTCAGCCCTCTACGAAACCCACCTCGAAAACATACTCGACCTCCTCTCAGCAAGAGGCATCAGCGAAGAAACAGCCCGCTACCACCACCTTGGATACATCGACAATGACCCCATACCAGGCCACGAAGACTACAACCAGTGCATCACCATCCCATACATGTACCCCGTCTGGGAAGGGCCAGCCGAAATACGAAAAATGCGTTTCCGCTGCTCACTCCCGCACGACTGCAAAACCCACAACCACCCCAAATACCTAACCCCGGCCGGGGACACAGGCTCCATCTACAACATGGCCGTCATGGCCAACCCGGCAGCCGAAATCCACATTTGCGAAGGCGAATTCGACTCCATGATCCTCGAACAATGCGGATGGTCGGCCGTAGCCCTACCCGGCGCAACCTCGTGGCAAAACTTTTGGACCAAATTCTTCGAAGGCTACGACCACATCTACATCTGGTCAGACCCAGACAAGGCGGGCCACCAGATGGCCCAAACCCTCCAGTCAGCACTCCCCCAAGCCATCCACGTGCCCCTCACCCTCGGGGATGTCACAGACACCTACCTTCAAGCCGGCAAAACAGGGTTGACACAAGCCCTCAACACAGTGCTACAATAAAACCAGACAAGCAACCCAAACCAAGAAAGGCATAAAGCATCATGGATCCCCTCGACACCTGCCCCATCCCCGGCCGCCGCGACACCTCTAAGGCCGCCAGGAGGCGCATACGCCTCGCCATCTGTGCAGAAAAATGGGCCGACGGTGAAGACCCACTCCGCATCATGTACACCTGGGGCACCACCTATGATGGGATGCGATCCATGATCCGCGCCAACCCCGACATTAAACTACCCGACGACATGGCCAAACGGTTACACAAAATCTGCCGGGAAGCCTACCCCAAAAACCAGCCCAACAGGCACCGAAGCGGATGGGACCAATACGAAAAAGACTACTACACCGAAGAAATACTCTTCCTCAACTCGTTCAATGTGCCAGCCATGAACATGCTCCGCAGGCTCGACGTGTCGTGGACAATGTGGAAACACATCATCAACGAGCAGCACCTGACCCGGCTCCAGCAGGAGACCGACAACGCCTGCCAATGGGCAAACCTGCGAAAACAGCACCCCGACAAGACCGATCAGGAAATCACCCAGATGATGTACAGTAACCAAGTAACGTTCAGCAAGGTGATGAAAACCATACCCGCATAAACATCCATGACACCTGCATAGTATTTGCACACTCTTTCACACATAGGAGGCATGATGGTTACTAAAACCCAACACGTGATCGACATGAACGGAAACAACAACGATGAGTTTCCCGAGCACCTACGTGACGTCATGTGCGGCAAAACACTCCACCACACAGACGACACCACAACATGGTGCACACGCAAACCAGGACACGACAGCGACTGCCGCACAGGATGGCAACCCACCACACAACCCCTAGGACATCATGGCAACCAAAACTGAAACCCTTATTCAACGCTACGGCAACAAAGCCGCAGACGTCCTCGCCGACAGGTCTATACCCGCCTCATGGCTAGCAAAACAGCTCATCCAAGCCGGATACCCCATCTCCGCCACCGTTATAAAAGACTATCGCCGCAAACAAGCCAACACCACCCCACAAACAGAAGAGGAAAACCAGTGATAGACAATATAGACCGGCTCCTCACACAGCTAGCCAACCACGACAGCGAAGCAGACACCATTAATGATGATCTCGCAAACGGCACCGTACGGCGCACACGCATCTCCGAATGGACACTCCCCAACGGAGAAACAGGCCGATCCATACAAAAAATCATCGACCACCAACCCGCAACAAACCCCTACCCTGTAGACGAACTCGTCGATAAACTAGCCGAATGGACACCCTCAAAACAAGCCGACAACACCCACACCGACTACAGCAATGCGGCCTTCGTCATCGGGGCAGGCGACTTCCAAATTGGCAAAGGCATCCCCGGCGGAGAAACAGCACACTTCGCCGACGACTACCTACACTCCCTCACAGCCGCAAAACACTACTGGCAGCAAGCAGGCAAACCGCAACGAGTCCACATCGCATTCCTCGGCGACATGATCGAAGGATACGTGTCACAAGGAGGCAACAACGCCTGGCGCACACAAACACCCTTGACGGAACAAATCCGGCTCACCCGTATGGCCATGATGCAACTCGTCCACATGTTCGACCACTGCGCCAACGTCACCATCACCTCCATCCCCGGCAACCACGGAGAAGCCGTACGCTTCGGCAAAGGAGTCACCACCTACGACGACTCCTTCGATGTGGACTGCTGCCGCGCCATCGCAGAAGCCTACCAACTCACCAACCAATACCCCAACCTACACTTCCACTTCCCCCAACGGGACGAAATGACCACCACCGTTGATGTGGCCGGCACACAAATCCTGCACGCCCACGGACACCAATGGCGCAACAACCAACACTACGAATGGTGGCGCGGCCAAGAATTCCACAACGGCACCACATCCCACATCCTCATGGCCGGGCACCGGCACCACCTAGAAATCTCCGAGCAAGGACAACGCACCTTCATCCAATGCCCATCCATGGAAGGAGAATCCACATGGTTCCGGCACCGCACAGGCACCACCGGCCACCCCGGGCTCGTGTGCTACACTATCAACAACAAAACACCAAACAACTATCAGATAGCGAGATGAAATAGTGCCATGAGCAGACGACCAACAAAAGCAGACCTGGCCACCACCGCATCGTGGGGATGGGCCACAGGCCATCATCTTCGCACACTCAACCTGGCATGCACCAAAGTAGCCACACACTACCCCGCAATCAGTGCAGACGACCTCTACCAAGACTCCCTACTATATATTGCGGTGCGGGAACAATACCACAACCTAGACAACAAACACTATACCAAAATGTGCTACCGTGTAGCCAAACGGCTAGCCAACAAAACCATACAACACCTCGACCAGCCGAAACCTTTAACCGATATTATTCATCTAGCCGACAACCAAACAAGCAACTAAAAGGAGAACCCCTCATGGTGAAAACCATCCTCGACGACGGAACCCAAACCACCATACTCCAAACAGTAGGCACCACCACCACAGCAATCATCACCAACACCGAAACACCCGAAACCATCACCGCCAAATACACCATCAGTAAAGACGGCACAGCCACCTACAGTATCAGCGGAAATACCTACCTCGGCGACCACCAACACATTATCAAACTCATGTACGACTACTGCCACTGCGTCGGACGATTCGACACCACCCGCACCAGCAACCCAGACAACCTCGACAACCTATTCCAGGGGTGACCAGTGAACCGAACCTACACCACCGCAGAAATCATCCAAGCCGCCCAATGGATCTGGAACGGCGGACCATGGAAACCGAGTGTTGAACCAGGAATGCCACCCCCACCAACCGCCCCCCAGCATCACGGCAACAACCTTGTCGCCATGATCGATCTACAGCTAGCCATCGACGACTACACCCTATCATGTGAACCATCCAAACAGCAAAAACATTTAGCACGCCTGGCAGCATTCCGGGAAGTATACGGATATGACCAAACCTACGCCACAGCCGCCCAACGACTTGGAGTCACCCGGCAAACCGTGAAACAGTGGGCAGACCAAACACTGATCACCCTAACAGGCTACGCAAACAGTCGATACTACCAAGACGACAACGACGACAGCACAGGGATGGGACAACAGCCATGAACAACACACACAATATCACCTACACCACCCTCAACACAGCGATACACCGTATCGTCCAACAACAGCCCACCAACATGCAACAGCTGCAAAACATTGTTGACAGTGTCGAAAACCAGTACGGTGTACCCATCTCCCTCGACAACGTGAACCTTACCGTTAACGAAGTCAGCCTCGACGATCTTGCTATCGACCAGGACACGCTAGACGAGTGCAGCGAAATCCTGTGGTTATGCGACAGTGCAGGATACCCCACAAACAACAGCAAGAATAGTGGCATTCCAGACGACACACCGGCAAGCCCGGAAGCACTAGACTGGCTCGCCGGAATCGCATACCAGGCAAAACTATTACAGGCGGCAGCCGACGAGATCATGTGGGCTATCATCCGCCACCGCGACAACCACAAAAACGTTATCGGCCGGAACGTTCTAGACCAGGCCAGCGATACTATCTCTACCTGCCTCCACCTGTATCAGATGCTCGAAGACACCATCGACAGCAACGAATCATAAAATACTATAGACACAAAAATAGTGCCCCAGCGGCAACCACCACACAATCGTGGCAGCACCGCTGGGGCACACACATATTCAATTATGCAACAGTAGACTCTACCAGGCCAACCTCCGACTCGGCGGCGTGTTTCGGCACATAGCCGCCAAGATCAGCATCATCTACAGGCTCAATCATGCCAGGATCCGACACATCCACCGAGTGAGACTCAACCAAGCCCCCATCATTCGGTGGAACCAAACCCGCATCCACAACCGTGGTTTTAGGTTTGCCGGCCACAAACGACGGGCTACCAAACGAGGTAGCCACCGACAGGACTGCAGCAACCGTAGCCGTGATCAGGGCAGACTCCCACGGCAAACCGCGAAACGACTCCGCCGTATAAGTCACACCCGCCGTCACCCCCAACACAGCAACAAACGTTTGCACAAAAGTCTTTAACGCCCGCTCCAGCAGACCTAACCAAAACTGTTTACCCACAACAACAACCATCACTTTTTCAAATCGTCGACAGCAGACTCGAGCCTGTCAATACGGCTACGACACTCCAGCACGTAATACCAGACACTCCACATGGCATCCTTGCTGCGCCACAGCTTCCCCGTCACCGGATTCTTCACCCACGACAGGGCATCAACACGCTTACGCAAATCACCATTCTGAACCTGAACCACACCAACATCATGGTGCAGCTTATTCACCGAACCAGCAAGCTGAGCAGACAATTGTTTAATCTGATCATGCAAGGCTTTCACATCAGCCACCGTTAACTCCTCACTACTTGAACCGCCGCCGTGGCCATTCACCACAGCCATAAACCTGTCCCACGGAAACCACGGCCCCGGATCGTCATGATCCGACTGATGCCACGCATCCGTAACATCCACGTGGCCGCACACACCCCGCCTGCCAGCCTTCAAATCGGCCACAGACAGTTTCCTTTTCGGAACACCATGCTTGTCACACAACTGCCGGCACAGCACAGCGGCACGCTCAACTGCAGGCCACACCCTAGGATCCAGCCACTGCTCACGAGTGTAAGCATGCCCTGGTACACGGAACGAGGCATGCGAACCCCCATCCGCGCAAATCTCGATACCCAAACTATGCGGATTCGGCGGGGCATGCCACCCAATCGTAGACTCCGACAAGCACTGCACCGTCTCCCCAATATCACACACATAATGCGCCGAACCACCCGACGATGGGGACGCGAAATAGTTTGCTGTAGACACAGCCCGCCCCTTACGGGAGGCAGACGGAAACCCCACATCCGGGCATGTTGCATGAATCACAACCCTGTTCACCGGACTATTCGAGCCGGCAGAATGATGCGCTGCAGGAATAAACCTCACCACACACCACCACCAAACACTACCATCACAGCCACTCCTTTCTATTTGTGGGATGATATAGTCACTATAGGCGACGGTTTCACACCCTGGCAGGCCACCGAACCCGATATCGTGGAAGCCGCACCGTCACTATATTTCACCATCAGGCGGCCCCCGGAACAGGACACAGACACCACCGAGCGGCCATCCCGACCATCTTTGCCATCGGATCCGTTCGCACCGGCGGGGCCGCGCTCACCCCGTTCACCCTGTGCACCTTGCGGGCCGGCAGGACCTGAAGGGCCCTGTTCGCCGCGCTCACCGGCCGAACCATCCCGACCATCAGCGCCGTCAACGCCGTCAACGCCGTTCACACCGTCAGCACCTGCACGGCCCGGAACACCATCAACACCATCCTTGCCGTTAGCACCAGGCAACCCGCCAGGACCTTTCACACCATTCAAACCCGGGGAACCCTGAGGACCAACAGGGCCAACCAGCCCAGCCGAACCATTAACACCATCCCGGCCGGCAGGACCTGAAGGGCCCTGCGGGCCACGCACACCGGCAGGACCCGGAACACCCTGCACGCTACGCTCAACACGCTGAGCATCCACACACAAGCCAGACCGGTGAAGCCGCACCGCATCCTGCCCACCAGAGGCACACGCCAGCCGCACACGGCTGGCCAACCCTTTAGCTGCTGTACCATTAGACTGGGCCCTCGCCTGCTCCGAATCCCTTTGGGAAGCCACAGCACCGAAACGCAAAGCACCCACAGCAACCACCGCCAACAACACAAGCGACAAAAACAACAGCAACAGGGAAGCTTTCTCAAACGAGCGGCGCTGCCGTTTCTCCTCCTCCAACTCCCTCAACCCTACTCACCTCCACCATCAACAGTATCTTTCAAAAACTCAGGCACATCAGGGAGATGCATAGGCTCCACATCATCAGGAAGCCCGGCGTTAAACCTTCGCACCTCGCGCCGCACACCCCACGTATACTCTTCCATCGCATCCACCTGAGCCGACAGCCGCCGCAAACGCCTCCGAGATTTAGACGTGACCGCCTGAACAGAACCCAAAACCGTGGCCAACGCCGTACAGATAGAAGCCACCAGTGCAGGAGTAAACCACGACACCACAGCCCCCCAACATTACAACATCCGCCACAACACCTGTACAGTCACACGCCGACAGCAATCCAGTTAGCTATCGCAGGCACACCATTCGGCTTAGACCCGTCATTCGTGATAAACGCCAACTGAAAATCCTTGGCAGTAACATTGTAGGCTTTCACATCAATCTGCTGCGTGCCCCCAGCCGCCGTAGCCATAGACGCCACCACGACAGGCGCCCCATCAAAGGGACGGCCAAACGGGATCGTGTAAGCATACACAGCAGACCCGCCAAACATGATCGACTTCGAACCCGTCTCGATCCGCGGAGACAACAACATCCACTCGCCGGCATGATTAGCCCACACAGCCCCCGAAGGCACCATCACACGGTCACCCTCCACAGGGGTAGGATCACACGCAGCAGACTCGCCAAACGCAACCCTAGCCGCCACGGCACGCCTATCCAGCAGCTGCTGCAACCCGTTAGACGACAACACCAAAGTAGCCAGTAGCTGCTGATGATACACGCCAGGCTCGGCACGCAACACATCCCTGGCACGCTCCGCACGCCCCCCCGGAACAATCTCCAACTTGGCCGTATTAGCCTCCCAATCCCGAGACAACACCACATAATCGTACCGGGTCTCACCCGGGCCAGGCAGCTGCCCTGTCACCGTCTCAACACTATTCGACGTGCACATCACCCCGTGAGCCCAAGCCTGCCCCGGCAAAACACTACACCACACGGTGGCACCCTGAATCGTCGTACCGACACGAAAATCGTCAGGACCCTTAACCGACGGCATATTACCCATCAGACCAGACATTTGAGCCCAATCATACTCGGTCAACACACCATCAAACCCTTTACACACAATACCCACAACAAACCCCAATCACTTGTCAAAACTTTTGCAAATCCCGCACACCCGCAGCCAAACCAGCAACACGGCGAGCCAACAGGGCCGACGGATTATCCTCATAATCCCCAGCAACAGGAGTCACCTTCGTCCAACCATCACCAGGCGAATCACACTCCACATCAATCTGCCGCACAATCTCCGCAATAGGGCCAGAACCCACATCCACATAGATCAAATCACCCGGCATAAGATTGCCGGGCCCAAAACGCAACACATCCGACTCAGCCAACTCGATCTTAAACCCAGATGTGGCCCCTAACTCGGACAGCACCTGCTCAGCCTCATCGATGAGATGCACATGTTCAGAATCCGTGTTACGGGCATCCTTAAACACCTCGACACGATCAAACCAGTCATCCTCGGCCATCGAATCAACATCCTCACAAAACAGCCGATCTTTGCCCTCGCCGCGTCCACCAACCACCACCGAAGTAGCCTTCGGGGCGTCACGCACATACTCCCACGACACAATCGACCCAGACTCGGCAGTCAACACGTGACTACGCGTCACAGCAGGCACGCAATCAAACAGCAAACCCCGCTGATCAAACTTCGCATTCTCAAACTGGTTCACCGTGACAGTCATCCGAGCCCACGACAACACCGGCAACAACTTGTCTGCAAACACGTGAAACCGCACCTGAAAATCCTTAATATAGCGGCCACGACTCTCATCATCGGTCATAAACAAACCAGGCGGAAAACGCCAAGCATTATCCCCCAACACCTGCTTAGCAACCGACTCAGCCGCACCCGAATAGTGGGCATAATCCCTGTCGGCACGCCACTCCATACCAACCATACCAGGACGATAATTCACAGGCCACATCAGCATACGCCACAACAGGCGGATATCATCCTCACACGTGATAGTCACACGCGAAGAACGCCACGGACCAACACCATGAACCTTGCGCACAGGCCCAGAAAAAATCTGGCCACCACCATAATCAACAACCAGCCGTGCACCCGGCTTAGTCAACCCGTCAAGCCTTGAATGATCCCCAGACACCACCAACTCCAGCGTCGACAAACCATTCCACTTCAACGACAACTTCAACGACTCAAAAAAATTGATAGGCGCCACACGGCGATAATCCGGCGTAAACAATGTTATCTGCGGGACAAGACCAGCCATCAACTATTCACCAAGCCCTCAAAAACCTGTACTGCACCGACACAACAATGGCACCCAAACCAACCATCTCAATATTCACACTCCGAGAACCGCCAGGCGGGATAGGCGCAAACTCCCACTCTGTCAAACGATCCATCACATCCTCAAACCCATCCAACAACGCAGACTGCTGGCGAGGATCCGTATCAATAGTAATCCACTCCCCCTCCTCAACAGGATAATCCGAAGCCACACGCAAACCATCAATCTGCACAGACCACGACTCCAAAGGACCCTCAACACGAATCACAGGCCACGCAGGCACATCACCCTTATTAGATAGGTTATCCCAGCCAGAACCAACACCAGGCGTCAACACCACAGGAAACGCCGTGCCATCCTTGCCGACAGGGCCGCCACCCAACCAATCCTGCAACTTCGCGTTACTAAAACGAAACTTTTGCTCATCCCCATACCAAAACGGGTCATACGCTGTCAAATGAATCACATAGCGCGCATAGCCACGATTCACCGGATCAACCGTAAACGTGTCATCAGCCGAATCAAACCGGCATTTTAACACACGCTCCCTGCCGGCAGGAGTCTTCACAGACAACTCCCCCACCTCGCCCGGGGGAAACGCAGACCACAACGCGTCATAGGCTTTCAAAAAACCGTCACGAAACCCGCCATCCGGATCCGGGTCAACACCCGACACCAACACCGGCAGCGTCACCTCGCGAGGCTTCACATTAAACCCGCGCCACTCCGAGCCGTGCACCCCAACATGAGTTTGAGAAAAATGCTCAACCTCGGGAACACCCAAACCGCGCAACGAATCATTCAACAACATGACAGGCGACGCACCCGTATAATCCGTCAAATGAAGCACACGCTCCGGATCATTACCAATCAACGGCAACATAGACCAAGTAACAGTCAAACCGGCACGATCAGACGGGTCAGGAATAAACATGCACAACACCCCATATCACACATAAGCCAACGCGTTCAAAGCGTCACGCTGCTGCCGCTCAATCCGCTTCGCAAACTCGTTAGGATCACCATAAGTAGGCCCATTCACATTCACCACAACACTCTTATCATTCATACGCTGATACCTGCCATACGGGGTAAACGAGCCCACCGACGATCGCACACCAAACCGGGCATCAACCACATCCGGAAGCCGACCAGCCACACCCGACATCGCATCCAACGCCAAACCAGCATTACCAGTAATACCCTCAGCCAAACCGGCAACAACCTGCCGGCCAACCTCGTCACGAAACACCCTCGACGGAGAATGAATACCCAACACAGACTTCGCCGCATTAGCAACCTGAGACCCCATATTACGCACCGTATCCAACAAACCACTCAAAGCATTCTTGATACCATTACCCAAACCAGACACCACATCACGGCCAGCCGACACCAACAAAGACCCCATATTGCCAAGCGCACGCCTAATATTACCGGGCAGATTCCTGAAAAAACCCAGCACACCATGCACACCACTAGACACAGCCGAGCCCATAGCATGCATAGCACTAGAAGCCGCACTGCGGGCACCATTAAACCCGCGCACAGCACCACTACGAACCCTAGACGCCATCGACCCGAAAAACCCGCCAACAGCAGACGCCACCGAAGACACAACACTCCGGATAGCATTCATCGCAGAAGAAACAGCGCCACGGGCCGCGTTAAAACCAGACCTCACATGGGAGGCAACCGACAAACCAAGCCGCGTAAAAAACCCCACAACCGCGGCAACACCGGCAGAAATGATCGACTTGAAACCGTTAATAAACGCCGACGTAAACGATTTGATATGATTCCAGCCATTCTGGATGGCCGTGCCCATAGACCTCACGCCAGACACTGAATGATTCACAATCCACGTAATAGTACGAAGAATAGCGCCAATAACCTTAGCCTCAAAAACGATAACCGCAGCATAAATCTTGGCAATGAATCCAATCACCGAAACATAAATCGGCATAACAACCGGAATAATACGGGCCACCACCTGTAGCACGGCACCAACAACCTGCACCACCACACGCATAATCGACATGATCACCGGTATCAGCGACCGGATCAGGCCGATGATAGGCGGCAGAACAGACATGACAGCACCCAAAATCTGTTGAATCACAGGCATCAAAACAGGCACCAACTGCATGATCACGCCAACAACCTGCCGTATCACAGCCACAACAGCCTGAATAACCGGCATCAACGCCGGCAACAACATGGCAGCAACTTGTGTCACCGCACCAATAATCTGGGTGATCACAGGCACCAGCCGGGCGACAAGCATACTAATCAAAGGCACCAGCTGGGCAGCCAAACCGGCAACCATACCGATAATCTGGCCGAACACTGGCGCCAACTGTGCCACAACCCCGGCAACCAAACCAAACAGTGGCTGAATAGCGGCCATAATCTGGCCCAAAGCCTGGCCAACCACAGCCACAAGCTGCATAACAGCGGCACGGAACTGGGCGTTCGTAGCAAACATTGCCGCAAACAAGCCGATCACAATACCGACAGGGCCACCCAGGGCGCGAAACACCCCGCCAAGCCCGCCAGCGGCACCCTTCAAAGCACCAAACGACGGCAGTAGATTCTTCAACGACACCGCCAACGGGGCAAACCCTGCAACAAGCTTCCCCACACCGACAGCAACAATACCAAACACTGCTGTGCCGCCAGCAAACATGGCACCCAAATTCACTTTAGGAACAGGCAAATGCAACCTTGCAAAAATGCCCTTCAACTGCTCCACCTTGGCGCGCATCTGTGCATTCATTCTCGTAATCATGCCCGGCATACGATTAATCCACGCCAAAATAGACGGCATCATACGCTGAATACCAGCATCGACGGCAGCAAACATCGGCTTCACAGAATCCGTGATAGACTTAATAACCGGATTCAACGCAACAAAAATCTGCCGCAACCCGTTAAGAAACGGCGCCATAGCCGTAGCACCAAGATAACCCAGGGCGCCCTTAACATTCTTCATAGCGCCCTCAAACGTCTTACCAGACGCCTGCGCAGCACCACCCATGCCAAGCTTCATCGCAGCCGCAAACGTAGCAAAATCAATCTGTCCCTTCGACACCATCTGCGACACCTCAGCCGAGGTTTTACCCGTCTGCCTGGCAAGCAAAGACAACACAGGAACACCAGCCATAGTAAGCTGCAACATGTCATCGCCCTGCAACTTACCGCGAGCCATCACAGACGTAAAAATAGCACCCGTATCCTGAAACGACTTACCCGAAATATAAGACACATCGGCGACAGTCTTCAACACATCCGTCATCTGCCCGCCAGACTTCACACCCGAAGCAGACAACGCCGCCGCAGTAGAAGCCGCATCACCCAACGCATACGACGTACCAGTCACAGCCTCAATAGCCGAATTCATAATCGAAGACGTGTCAGAAGACGTATGACCCAAACCAGTAAGTTTAGCCTGAGCCTCATCGATAGCCATAGCCCTAGCAATACCGCCACCAATAGTCACATCATAAATAGACTTGAGGCCCTTCTTAGCAACACTAATAGCGCCCATCATCGCCGCGCCACCAAGAGCCAACTTCATACCCTTAGCAAAAAGACTACCCGAACGCTGACCCTCCGCAGGCATCACCCCGGAAAGCTGTTTACCAACATCCGCCTTCAAACCCGGCATCTTCGTATACAACGACACATATGCAGAAGCAATCTCACCAGACATACACTATTCACCCCATAATATTAATCTCGCGAGACACCCCGCCACCGGCACGAACACGCGCCAAAATATCGTCCACCTGCCCAGACGTAAACCGGGCCCTACGCTCATCCGTAGGCCTCGCCACAGGCTCCGGCTGCCCCTCACTATTAGCAGACCTGTAATGATCCAACATGTCCAGCACAGCCCACTCCGACCACTCAAACGGGCGCTGCCAACCATTCAGGTGGGCCGCCAACTGGCTCGACGTATCGGTACACAACACGCCAGCCAGCCGGACAGCCTCACCCCAACACATCTGCGGGCCACCAACACTATAAACAGAAACACCAAATTTAGTGCGGAAATCGTATTCGATGGCCCCACGATAATCATCAATCAGGCCGTGGAGCCAAACTATTCCCCCAGGGAGGCCGCTTTCTGATCAGGCTTGTATTCCATCCATTGACGGAAAATCTCGGCAACACGAACCATAGGAAGCCCCTCCAGGGCCTCCACCGCGTCAGCCGGGGCGGCAGCCTCCAACATAGAAAACATCACCTCAACCTGGGCGAAATCCGCAGACTCACCCGACTGGGCAATCTTAGCGGCACGGCGAAACACGCGGGCAGGAACAGCCTGAGCCGTCTCCTCCGCATCCGCCAACACCCAGCTACGGTCACCAATCTTCAACGTGTAACCTGTGTCACTCATCTATCAACAATCCCTAAAATCGTGTATCAGTTCTCAGACGGCGGATTCGGATCCGGCTGAGGCTTCGGAGGAACCGGAGGAGTATCAGCTTTTAAAGCCGTCATCCACCCCCGACCCGACACCGCATTACCAGTCTTATTAATCTGGGCAGGGTAAGCCTTCAACGTCACACCATACCCGTACACTTCGCCATTCTTACCCTTGATCTCGTCACGATCGATAAGCTCAACCTCAGGGAAATAGTAGCGAATAACCTGATCACCATCAACAATATCCATTAGTAAAGCGTGCACGCCAGTGGTGGCACCCGGAGAAATATCGAACGAACCCGAATCAGATCCGGCAGTAACCTTCGACTGCCAAAACAGCTCGATAACCTCCTTCTTAGACTCGATCAGCTGGAAAGAAATCTCGATAGACGACTCCGTAGCCACAGTGCGAACAACATCCGCATTCTGCCAAGCCTTCAAATCATCCGTTTTACGCTCAGGCTTAATCTTAAACCCGTCATCCGACAGATACCCTAAAGCTGTAAGCCCGGAAGGAACCACCTCCACACCCTTAATAGTATCACCCGCATGAGCGGCACCAATATAGACATCACCCGTAACAGCAGAGCGAACATTAGACGCTTTACGTGTTGCAGCCATCATAACCCCCAAAAAATATCAACAACAATAAACTAAAACAATATCAAAACAAAACGTTTACTCGGATTCGACGGGCCTGCATATCAGCTCAAAAAGCGAATACACATCAAAACGTGCACCATCAACCAAAAGATCAGGACCCGTAGAACGTCGACAAAACACCACCGGATCACCATCAACCCCGTCAGCCAGCACAGCCTCGACACGCCTCGACAGGCTCATAGCACGATCAGGCGTATCCGAGAAAACATTCACCCGCAAAAAAACACGCTCACGCACATGCAACTGCGGGCCACCATCCAACGCAAGCCAAATCAAGTCACCCTCAAAGCTATCCGGCACTGTCCCTGTACACGGTATCCCAGACAGCCAGCCATCATCCTTGAGCACGCGTTTAGCCCACTTCCTGGGGTCATCGTAGACGATCACGACGCAGCCCCAATCGACCTAGCCAACGTGCCATGCTTCGCCTCAATACGCTTCCCACCCTTATAGGTGGTGCCAATACGGGCCACAGCCTCCACACGGTGAACCTGCACCTCCGACGACAAACCTGCACGGTATTGGGCCTTATCGAAAGCGTTACCGCCCACATTCGCCGAGGCCGCACGCTTGACACGCTCGCCACGCTCAGCCAACATGCCCTGCACCCCAGAAGACTTCAACACCTCACGAATACCCGGCAAGTTCAGCTTCACATTCACATCCTGAGCCACAACCCATCAGCCCTTCTTACGCTTCACATTGATCTGCGTGCCCGCATCCCAGCCAGACATCGGATGATGCCACACCATAGGAGACCCGTCAGCCTCCCACACAACACCCCGAATACGCCACCGGCAACGATAACCGGCACCCTTGACAGGCTGCTTGAACAGCATCGACCAATGCTCATAATCCGAGTCACGGCCTGCCGCCTCATCCTCCTGCGAAACGGAAGCATAGATGGCCACATTATAGAACACAGTCTCGACAGGCTTAGACCAGTCTTCCACCTTGTCACCAAGATCATCGACACGAACAGTCGGTTGAAGCATCACAACCGTTTCACCATAAGGAAAACTGGTCATATCATATCTCCCACAAAGGGCCAGCGTAGCCGTTAATATTCGACCCGCACGAGCAACCCTCACCCCACACAGTGGAACACACCTCAGAATGTGCATATCGACCATTAATAGTTGGGGTGATAGTGAACGCTTTACCAGCCCCACCATCACCCTCACACAACTTCTTCAACGCGGCAATCTCAGAAGGCCACAACAAATTCGTGGGAGTATTAGACCGTGTAGTCTGAGCAAATGGGCCCGCAGACTCATACTGCACCTGACCCGAAACGCCAGTATCATTCCAGCGCAACAAAGCCCTGCGCAGAATAGCCTTAGCGGCATCCTTGTATTTGAAATCCGGTTTAGCGATACAGGGGGCGACACTGACAGCCACAGCCTCCACATCGGCAATCATCGCCTCAAGCTTCTCTCTAGGAATATCGGCGAAAGGCTCAATATCCTCAGGCTTCAAAATGATACCCATCAACACCACCCCCTGCACATAGAAAACATCACCGCAACAAATGAATCAGTTCTCGGCCGGCGGATTAGGCTTCGGGGCAGCCTTCTCCTTCACAACAGCAAACGAATCAAGCGACTCGATAGCCACATACAGGACAGCCTCGGCGCGAACCATAACCTCGTTATGGCCCTTCAGGTCACGCCCAGTCTGATCCGGGTCACCATACTCGATCAGCTCGATCGGGAAGTTACGCTGGAAACCCCAATGAACACGAGAGAAATCACCCACAATAGCCTTAACACCAGAGGCAGGCGACATCTCCGGGGCGCCAGAAACAGTCGAAGAAGCACCAACATTCAGGCCGCGCCAATTATCCAAACCGGCAAACCCGGCGGCAGGATACATAGGCTGGCCGGCAAGCGGAGACCCCTTCGGATACACCTCAGTAGACAGGGCAAACGAAAACGCGGGATCCAAAGCAACCCCGTTAGGAACCTGCAAACCGGCCCCAGCGATAAGGCCGACAGCCTTAACAAGATCGGTCGTGGCAGAATCTGTGGCATCAACAATATGCTTCGTCTTATCCAGCGAAGTATGCACAGCGGCAGCCGCTTTACCAGTGGCAGGATCAATACCATGGAAAGCAATCAGATCCACGGCGCGACCAATAGAAGCACCAAGAGCCGGGGAAATCAGATCCTGCAAAACACCCAGACGGTAATCAGCATCAGCCCACATAAACTCGTCCGAGACACGCTGCTGAGTCACAACCTTGATAGGCTGCGCAGTAAACGCCGAAACATCAACCGAAGCGGAAGGCTTAACCTCGCCCTCGCCAACAATCTTGGCGCGAGGAACACCACTAAACACGGCACCCTTCACCGGGCCGAAAATAGTCGGCTGCTCCGGCGACAGTTTCGCCAAAACACCAGAATCGATAGCACGGTCACGAACCGCACCAATCATAGAACCAGGAAGCTCAAGCTTCCCTGCAGAAAGAAAATCGTCAGCCATCACAAATCATCTCCTAGAATTATTGACAAGAGCATCCACAAACGCGACACCCTCACGTCGTTTAACATCATCAACGGGGGCACTCCCCGCAAGACGACGCACACCCGCGCCACCACTACTCTGGTCGATCAAACCCTTCAAAGCCTTAGCAGACTCCACCAGTGCTTCACGATCGCCACCGTGCAAGAAAGCGACCGCATCACCCGACAGGCCACACTCGGCAGCCACCTCGCGCTTCACACCCTCAAGAACAAACCCATTGATCCGGTCTTCGAGTTCCTCATTCTTGCGGCGAAGCTCATCAATCACAGACCCCGCATCACCATCCGAGGCGCGAAGCTTCTCCAACTCGGCGAAATTACTTTTAGCACGAGACTCCCACTTACGGGCCTCCGCCTTCCAATCCGTGCCAGACGGTCCAGAAGCCTGATCCTTCACGGAAACATCATCGGCATGATCATCGCCGGCAGCCTGCCCATCCTTCACAACATCAACAATGTCTCCACCCTTTCCGGGCTCAACAGCATCATTGTCAACATTCTGTTCCTCAACACTCTGATCGGCCATAGCCTAACCTACACTCCTTGCGGAAAACAACACAACATTGTTGACCCCCGTGCGGGAGACAACCCTGTGCACCGATAACCGGCGGCGCACAACCGGAAACCATCATCTCATGTCGCCAACAGTACGCATAGCCTTCAAAATATTGCCAGGCGACTGCTGCAACCCATGATCATCAACCCACTCACGGGCCTTCTCATACGTCCTCTGATACTCGGCATCAGCCCTATTTGGTTCCCAAGGGCCAACAACCTCAACCACCGTACAACCACAATGATCATGATACTTCGAACCAAGCGGGCGCTTACCACCACGCTTATGACGCCGCGTATGACCAGTAGTAAGCGCCCTTTCCTTAGTCGTATAATCCGACCTCGTAGCCAACATGGCACAAAACGCGCACGGATCACCATCAGTCACCCGACGCCACGACCTACCCTGCGCACCCGCAGACCACTCAACCGTGTCACGGCCAGCATTCATGACAGCCCGATTAACACCCGCAGCCATCGCATCAATCGTATCATTCGCCCTATCCGGGTCACTATTCATAATCTTCATAGTCGAAAACGACCTAGCCAAAGCCGCAGCAGCATCAAACTCGTCATACACGATCAAACCAGGATCGACACCATTCAACCGGCGAAAATCTTGCACGAATTTGGCAGCCAACGATGCCGAACCATCATGGCCGGCACGCTCCAACTCCACACACAAACGCACATACTGCGTGTCACTCATCTTCCCGGCACGCCACAAACGACCAAGCTCAGAATAATAGCCCGCATACTTCCCAGCAAACCTGACCGCCTCACGCTGATACCCGGTAGCAGCAAGCCTCGCCTCAACACCCGAAGCCATCACCTATCAAACCTCGTTAGTTTGACGCGATATAGCCCCAGCCAGCGCAGCCAACGGATCCGCAGATTCGGCACGATGACGCATCACAGCCTCCACCTGCACATCATCAAGCCCCAACATCTCCAACACCGTACGAGAATCAGCAGGCAAAATACCGGCACCAACAAGCTTCGTCACAGCATCAGCCGTAGCCGCCCGGGTAGGCGTCGAAGCATCACGCCAACGCAAACCAACATCACCAAAAAAATCGGCCTCATCAACACGAGAATCCAACGCCTTGGCAGCCAAAAAACCAACCGACAGCCAGCCCTGACCAAACGACGTTTGACGCCGCTCAGCACGCTTCACAAGCCGAGATTCCTCGGCAGCCAAAGCCTCCCCACTAGGTGGGTTAGACGTGATAAACCCGAAATAACGTTCCGGAACCGCAGCCTCCCCAGCCGTCAACTGCGCCAACAGCCGCATCTGATCCGAATACGGTGTAGGACTATTGACAGGAAACGACCCAACATTCGGAGTGTCACCATCATCATCCTTATCCACAGCCCACACAGAAGCCATCGACAGAACCCAGCCAGGCTGCGAAAACTCATCCGCGCTCACGCCAGTCACCCAACGCTGAGGATACGCATAAAAATCACGATTCACAGACTGCCCCAACAGTGTGCGCACAGCCTCATCCGTGTAAGCACGAATCGACCGAGTAATCTCCGAACGGCCATCAATCCTCGAAGTACGGCGACGATTCACAATAGGCACCAACGGAACCGCACCCAACACATTCGATATACGGCCCGTCTCAACCCACTCGCGAGACCCACGCCGCTCCACCTGAACAATCACATCAGGAAGCAACAACTCCGCCTCAACAACCTCAGGATCACACGTCTGCTGCACCACAAGGCCAGCATCCAAACGAGACCCGTCAGCCGAAAACTTGCCCGTACAATTCTTTGGTGACTGCGGACGAACCAACACCGACCCATCATCCTGGGGGATAACAGCCACAAACGACAACCCAAAAATCAGCGCATCCAAATGCACATCACACGAAGCAGTCGAAAGCCGATTCGCAGCATACACACCATCCAGACCGTAGCCGTCACCATTAGTCCAGCCAAGCCAATCCAGACGCTCCTCCAAAGCATCCACACCTATACCAGGCCACGACACCACAGTCTGCACACGCTGCAACTCCGGAGGAATAGCCACCCCCAAATCACGCACCCGGCTAGAGCCCTCATAGTAGCCCTCAATACGGCAATGCCACGAAGACAACCTTTGGAGACGATCGTACATGCCCTCAATCAGAGCCAACTCATCCGAGTTCATACCACAGACACCCGCTTCCTACCACTACGCTCCCGACGGCCACGACGAACACGTTTAGCCCCCAAAAACGCCAACGACACAGCCTCCAAAGGAACCTCAGAACCATCCTTAAACGAGGAACCCCAACCCCACGCAGAGCCTTTCTTTTTCTGAACCGCCGACCTTACAGCAATATCCAACATGTCACGGCGAGAATCAGCACGAGGATGAGAAACATTCCCAGACCTTACACCCTCCAGGAAGGCTTGACACGCCTCCACATACACACCAGTATCGGCAACCACCACGCCACGGCCCGGAACACCACGATCCGTCAACGCCTTCTGCAACAACACCGCACCAGACCCGGCAACCATAATCCGGTCAGTATCACCCCAACGAACCGCCAACCAGTCAGCCAACCGGCCCACACCATCAACAATCGTCCCCGACAGCCCATCAATAACCTCAACATGAACCCCAGCATCAGTCCGGCCGGCACCCGCCAAAGCAACCCGATCCCCAGAACGAGAAAACGAGACACCAAACACTTTCCCGCCAACCAGACTCGCCTCATCCACCGCAGACTGAGCCCACTTATCCGCAGGAACCACAGACGCAGCAGACTGGCCACGATCCCACCAGCCAAGCCGCTCCCGAGCAAACCCGGCAGCAGACATCGACTCATGCTCATCGCTCACGGTCCCAAAATTCAGGCGACGACCCAACGCCGGATTCGTCTCCCCAGCCAACTTCCGCCACTGCCGCGACACATCATCCAGATCAGACTCGTCAGGAATCGAAAACTCCGTCCACGCAAACCTTTTACCACCCGACAAAGCCTGCCCGCGAAGACGCAACACCACACTACCATCAGCCAAAGGCCCCGGAGGAGTCCCCAAAAAAATCTGCTGCGGATCACCCGAAGGAGCCGCAGACACTGTAGGAAGCAAAGCCTCCAACTGCTCATCCGACAACTCCTGAGCCTCATCACACACCAAATCATCAACCGTAAACCCGCGAGCCGAACCACGGCTACGGGCCACAAACTCAACCGAACCCCAACCCGGACAACCACACTTACGCTCAAACGTGGCACAATCCGGATGATGCAACACAATAGCCTCCTGACCATTCGTCGCCCGAATCGACTTCACCATACGATACAAGTCAGGAAACTGCCGCTCATTCTCAAAAAACGACCTCAACCGCATAAACGCCTTACGAGCCGACTTCAACTCGTGAGCCGTATGCAAAATACGGCGACCCTGAATAGTCGCCTTAAACAACTCCACAACCTCAAGGATCGCATTCTTGCCATTCTGGCGAGGCACAAACACCCCACACACACCCGAAGCAAGCCTGCCATTGCCACCGACAGCAAGCCAATCATCCAACACCTGCTGCTGCCACGGATCAGGCGTCAACCCATACGCCCTACCAAGCTCACCCGCATCACCCCCAGCAGACACCGAATACGCCGCAGCCACACGATGACGAGGAACCTGAGACCCAACAACACCAGACACCTAATCAGGCCCCCCTACGCTTCCGATACCGGTCAATCATCGCCACCGCAGAACCCCCACCACGGCCACCAGACACCACATCAACCGAATAACGATCCAACATGGCCATAAAAGCCTTCACATGAGCACGCAAAGAAGCCACCAAATCCGCGCGACCCTCACGCCACACACAATCATGAATCACCGCAGCATCCATGAGAAACAGCCACTCCTCATCAGACACAAACCCGGCACGCGGATCCTCACCCCACACGCGCCACCAACGACGCGTCTCCCCACACCAATCACGACTATCAGGAAGCTCAGGCTGCACAACACTCACCACCAACACAAAAAGTCGACAAACAGACAAATCCACAAAAGGGAGGTATTTCACTA